ATTGGCAAACGCCTCGCAAGAGAGCAACGTAAGTGGGAACGAGATCAAGCACAGCGCCAGTCTGAACAACAGACGCTGAGAGCCGCCCCAACAGCATCCGCTGATCAGTTTGAGTCTACCGAAGCGTACACGGAAGCGTTGGCGCTACAAAAGGCTGAAGAACTGATTGCAAAGCGTGAAGCTGCCAAGCAGCACTCTGCTATTCTCGAAAGTTATCAGGAACGCGAAGAAGCAGCGCGGGACAAGTACGATGACTTTGAACAAGTCGCCTACAACCCAAAACTGCCAATCACGAACGTGATGGCTGAAACGATCCAGTCTTCGGACATTGGGCCTGAGTTAGCTTACTATCTCGGCTCTAACCCCAAAGACGCGGAACGCATCTCACGCATGACGCCACTCGGTCAAGCGAAAGAGATTGGAAAGATTGAGGCCAAATTGGCCGCAGAACCTCCGGTCAAACGAACAACGTCAGCGCCAGCGCCGATTTCACCTGTTACCGCCCGAGCCACTGGTTCGCCAGCACTTGACACTACAGACCCACGCTCTATCAAGAGCATGACGGCCTCGCAGTGGATTGAAGCTGAACGCGTAAGGCAGATGAAGAAGTGGGAAGCACAACGTATCCGCTAACTTTTTTTAGGAAATTTACAAATGTCAAACTCGATTCTTACCATCGACATGATCACCCGGAAAGCTCTCGAAATCCTCGAGAACAACCTGGTGCTCACCCGCAACGTCAATCGCCAGTACGACGACAGCTTTGCTGTTGAAGGCGCTAAGATTGGCTCCACCCTGCGTATCCGTCTGCCTGACCGCGCTCTGGTTACTGACGGCGCCGCCCTGCAAGTTCAGGACGACAACGAGCAGTTCACCACTCTGGCTGTTTCTACCCAAAAGCACATCGGTGTCAACTTCACATCTGCTGAATTGACCATGCAATTGGATGACTTTGCAGAGCGTGTTCTCAAGCCGCGTATCAGCCAGTTGGCCTCCAGCATTGATGCTGACGTTGCCAATGCGTACAAAACCATCGGTAACACCGTTGGCACGCCCGGCACCACTCCTTCGACTTCGCTGGTGCTGCTCCAAGCCCAACAGAAGCTGAACGAGAACGCTGCTGTGATGAACCCACGCTACGCTACCGTGAACCCCGCGGCCAACGCTGGTCTGGTTGAAGGTATGAAAGGTCTGTTCAATCCGACCGACACTATCTCCAAGCAGTTCAAGAACGGCATGATGGGCACTGGCGTGTTGGGCTTTGACGAGATCAACATGTCTCAGTCGATCAAGCAGCACACCACTGGATCACGTAGCGCAAGCGCTTCCACACTGGTGAAGACCCCAGGCGTTACTGCCGAAGGCGCTTCTACCATCCTGTTGGAACAAGGCTCTGTGTCTACCACCATCAAAGCTGGTGACGTGTTCACAGTCAGTGCTTGCAATGCTGTCAACCCACAAACCCGTGAGTCCACTGGTTCGCTGTTCCAGTTCGTTGCTCTGGCTGATGCCACCGCTTCGTCCGGCACTTGGACTGTGACTGTTGCTCCGATGTATTCGGCCAACCACGCTCTGGCTACTGTGGATGTGCTGCCTGCAACTGGCGCCACTGTGACCTTCGTGGGCGCGGCTTCTACTCAGTACGCTCAGAACTTGGTCTACCACAAGGATGCCATCACGTTCGCCACTGCTGACCTGTTGCTGCCACAAGGCGTTGACATGGCTGCACGTGCCGTTCATAACGGTATCAGCTTGCGCGTTGTTCGTCAGTACGACATCAACAACGACCGTATGCCTTGCCGTATTGACGTTCTGTATGGTTTCAGCACCATCCGTCCACAAATGGCTTGCCGCATCTGGGGCTAAACCTAATGCCCCTTTGGGGGCGTTTTTTAAATTTTTTTTTAAGGAAATTATCATGGCTCTTCCTAATGGCGCTGGTGGCTACCAGCTTGGTGACGGCAATATCGGTGAAGCTGTTCTGTCGGTTCAAGGTGCTCCTACTGCCGTGGCTGCTGCCGCGACAATGACGGCTGCTGAACTGTCTAATGGCTTGTTTGTGTTCAACGGCACTGCCGGTAATCTGACTTTGCCCACCGTGGCACTGGTAGAAGCCGACATCACGGCTGCATCAAAAGTCAACGCTGCTTTTGACTTCATCATCATCAACGCTGATGCAACCACCGATGACGTGACTCTGGCTGTCGGCACTGGCTGGACAATTGTTGGTAACGCTGTCGTGTCAGAAGCTACTTCTGCTCAGTTCCGCGCCCGTAAAACCGGCGATGGTACTTGGACTGCGTACCGCATTGCCTAAACCAAATGGGGCTTCGGCCCCGTTTTTAAGGAAACATCATGGCAAATTCAAAACCCGTTGGCGTTGCGTATTCTGATCCAGAACTTGTTGCTGGAACTACGATTACTGGCGCTACCATCAGTGGCTCTACCATCAGTGGTTCTACCATCAGTGGTTCTACTTCGACAACTGCCACAGTTAGCGGCACGTTTACTGGCCCTATTCGCCTTCCTGTTGCCGCTGTTGCGGCGGCTGGCAGTAATCAAGGCGATGCTGCTGCACTAGCCGAGGGTATTAATGTCGTTTCGGCGGCAGATGGCACTAAGGGCGTGATTTTGCCCACAGCGGTAGCTGGTATGGTAATTATCGTTAAAAACACCGCTGCCGGTGCGCTGAAGATTTATCCCGCCACTGGTGGGGCAATCAATGCAGTTGCGGCTAATGGTGCGTATAGCATTACAAACCTTACTAGTTCGTTGTTGGTGGCATCTTCCACTACCCAGTGGTATTCTGTTCCATTGGTAGCATCCTAAATAAAAGGGGGCTAATCACCCCCTTTTTCTTATGAACATTTATCTTCAGCACCCTGTCCATGGTCGTAAAGTTGCCACTATGGAACTTGAAGCCGTGTTTGATGAAACAAACGGCTGGACACGCTACAATCCCGACATGCCTTCAGAACCTGAAGAAGCAGTCAACGCGCTGGAAGTCAAGCGCAAATACACACGCAAGGCTGTAGCCGAAGGAGTCTGAGATGGCAATTTACACGGCGGGCGACCAGATCAACCGAGCGCTTAGATTGCTTGGCGTGCTAGCCGAAGGTGAAACGGCTTCAGCCGCATTGTCGCAAGACGCCTTGATGGCGATGAATCAGATGATCGACTCATGGAACACTGAGCGCCTGTCTGTATTCTGCACACAAGATCAGACTTTTACTTGGCCTGCTGGCGAGTACATCCGCACACTTGGCCCTACAGGTAACTTTATTGGCCTTCGCCCTGTGCTGTTGGACGAGTCAACTTACTTCCGTGACCCTGGCACGAACGTGTCGTTCGGCATCAAGTTTATCAACCAGCAGCAGTACAACGGCATTGCGGTCAAGACCGTAACCAGCACCTACCCCCAAGTGATTTTTGTGAACATGGGTTTTCCCAATGTTACGATGTCCATCTACCCCCGCCCTACACGCGATCTGGAATGGCACTTTGTCTCGGTTCAAAAGCTGGACGAGCCTGCCACTTTGGTCACCGACATCTTGTTCCCACCTGGCTACTTGCGTGCGTTCACTTACAACTTGGCAATGGAACTTGCACCAGAGTTTGGCATTGAGCCAAGCCCCCAAGTGCAACGCATTGCCATGACAAGCAAGCGCAACTTAAAACGCATCAACAACCCAGATGATGTGATGTCGATGCCATACGCCATCGTGGCAACTCGTCAGCGGTTTAACATCTACGCCGGAAATTACTGATGGACTCGCCAATTCTTGGCTCTAGCTATGTGGCTCGCAGCGTAAACGCTGCTGACAATCGCATGGTGAACATGTACCCCGAAATCGTGCCCGAGGGGGGTAAGACGGCGGCTTTTCTGTCCCGCTGCCCTGGCCTTCAACGATTGGTTGCCGTTGGCAATGGCCCGATTCGCGGGTTGTGGGCGCTTAAAGACTACCTGTACGCTGTTTCTGGCGATACGGTGTACCGGCTTGATGTGGTGGGTAACACTACGCGCTGGCGAATTAAACTTCTGGGCACTGTCACCGGCACCGGCCCCGTGTCAATGTCGGACAACGGCACTCAGATTTTTATCGCGTGCAACCCAGACGGGTACATCTACAACTCCACTACACAGGTGTTTGCACAGATTACCGACCCCGACTTCCCAGGCGCGGTCAAAGTCAGCTATCTTGACGGCTATTTTGTGTTTAATGAACCCAACAGTTCGCGGGTGTGGGTGACTTCGTTGCTGGACGGCCTGTCTGTCGATCCGTTGGATTTTGCCAGCGCAGAGGGCGACCCAGACGGTTTGGTGTCGCTGATTGTTGACCACCGCGAGGCATGGCTGTTTGGCTCCAACTCTATTGAGGTCTGGTACGATGCTGGCCTGCCTGACTTTCCGCTACAGCGCATCCAAGGCGCTTTTAACGAGATTGGCTGCGCTGCCCCCTACTCGGTTGCAAAACTTGACAACGGATTGTTTTGGCTAGGCTCTGACGCCCGTGGACGGGGTATTGTCTATCGGGCCAACGGTTACACAGGCGTACGTGTTTCTACGCACGCTGTTGAGTGGCAAATCCAGCAATACGCCGATTTGTCTGACGCCATCGGCTACACATATCAGCAAGACGGCCATGCTTTTTATGTGCTGATCTTCCCAAGCGCTCAGACCACTTGGGTCTACGATGTGGCTACGCAAGCCTGGCATGAGCGTGCGGGCTGGTCTAACGGCGATTTTGTGCGTCATCGTTCTAACTGCCAAGTCGTTTATGACGACAAAGTTATTGTTGGCGATTTTGAAAACGGCAACATTTACGCTTTCAATATGGACGTGTACGCTGACGATGGCGACATCCAAAAGTGGCTGCGGTCGTGGCGGGCGTTGCCTACCGGCACAAACAACCTAAAGCGGTCAGCGCAGCACACCCTGCAAATTGATTGCGAAACGGGCGTGGGCCTTAACACCGGCCAAGGCTCTGACCCTCAAATCATGCTGCGTTTTTCGGATGACGGCGGGCACACTTGGTCTAACGAGCGCTGGATGTCGATGGGCAAAGTTGGCGAGTATTATAAACGCTCCTTTGCCCGCCGATTGGGCATGACACTAAAGTTGCGTGACCGCGTGTATGAAATTTCAGGTACTGATCCGGTAAAAATAGCGATCATGGGCGCTCAACTTTATGTGACGCCTACCAATGCCTGAACAACAAAATATCACTAACATCCCATCTGCGAGGGTCGAAATAATTGACTCTCGCACGGGGATGGTTTCGCGTGAGTGGTATCGGTTTTTTCTGAATCTGTTTAATCTTGCAGGCAATGGCGGCAATCCAGTATCGCTAGATGACTTGCAAATAGGCCCCCCACCGTCTGCTGACACAATAACTGGCGGCGGCGGCGGTACTGGAACGGTGACTTATGTGGACATGACTGTGCCCACCGGCCTGTCAGTTTCTGGTAACCCCATCACCACTTCCGGCACACTGGCCGTTACTTATTCGGCAGGCTACGCTATCCCGACTACCGCTAGCCAAACGCAGTGGGACACCGCGTATTCTGAGCGTCTGCAATGGGACGGTGGAACGACTAATTTGGTTGCGGCTACTGGCCGTACATCGCTTGGCGCAACCACTGTTGGCGGCAACTTTTTTACGCTGCCCAACCCAAGCGCGATTACGTTTGTGCAGATCAATGCTGACAACACGATTACCACGATGGACGCGCCGACTTTCCGCACGGCCATCGGCGCGGGCACTGGCAGCGGCACAGTTACCGCCGTGTCGGTTGTATCAGCCAACGGCTTTGCTGGCTCATCAAGCGGCGGCGCAACCCCCGCGTTAACCCTATCAACCAGCATCACCGGCGTGCTTAAAGGCAACGGTACGGCTATTTCTGCCGCCACGGCGGGCACTGATTATTCTGCGGGCACATCAGCGCTAGCCACTGGTATCCTGAAGTCCACCACTACGACCGGCGCGTTGTCAATTGCCGTTGCGGCTGACTTCCCCACGTTAAACCAGAACACCACTGGCAGCGCGGCCACCCTGACAACTGGCCGAACCATTGCCATAACGGGCGACCTAGCTTACACCAGCCCGTCATTTGACGGCTCAACAAACGTCACGGCTGCGGGCACTTTGGCGACTGTCAACACCAATGTCGGCTCGTTTACAAACGCCAGCGTTACGGTCAATGGCAAAGGTTTGGTCACTGCGGTGTCTAGCGGCACTGCGCCAGTTACCTCTGTCACCGGCACTTCGCCCGTGGTATCTAGCGGCGGCGCAACACCGGCCATCAGTCTTGCCGCTGCCTACGGCGATACGCTCAACCCTTATGCCAGCAAGACCGCCAACTTTATATTGGCGGCGCCTGATGGGTCGGCTGGCGTGCCTACTTTTAGGGCGGTTGTTGCAGCTGACATTCCTACGCTTAACCAGAACACCACTGGAACAGCCTCAAATGTCACCGGCACGGTGGCGATTGCCAACGGCGGCACGGGCCAAACAACAGCCACCGCCGCGTTCAATGCCCTGTCACCTGTTACATCTACGGGCGACCTGATTATTGGTAACGGCGCGAATAGCGCCACTAGGTTGGCTATCGGCGCTAACAACTACGTCTTGACATCTAACGGCACTACGGCCACATGGGCGGTGGCTACGGGTAGCGGTGCGACCATTACCAATGACACAACCACGGCCACCAACTTATACCCCTTGTTTGCGGCTGCTACATCGGGTGCGCTTGCCAATGTGTACACGAGTAACCCCAAATATTTGTACAAACCTAGCACAGGCGAATTGACCGCAAATGCTATGGTTTCTAGCAATGGTATACAGATAAATGCAAATACTGTAACCACAAGCTACACTATCGCCGCCGGAAACAACGGCTTGTCAGCAGGCCCGGTCAGCGTAGATAGCGGCGTTGCTGTAACAGTGTCTTCTGGTTCAATTTGGAGCGTTGTATGACCGTCACTGCCCGAAATCTAGTGCCCGCAAAGCTGGTGGAAAACACCCAGACCACCCAGTACATTGTGCCGACCAATGCTACAGCCGTGATCATTGACAAATTTACGGCCACAAACATCAGTGGTAGCGCGGCTACAATCAGTGTAAACTTGGTCACAGGTTCGGACACCCCAGGCAATAAAAACCTGATAACCAAAACCAAGTCGTTAGCCGCGTCTGAGGTGTATACATTTCCAGAACTGGTGGGTCAAATTTTGCCAACTGCTGCGTTCATATCAACCATCGCCAGTGCGGCCAGCGCCATCAACATGCGCGTGTCTGGGCGTGAGGTGACGTGATGTCAACGCAATTATTGGATGATCGGGACGCAGCGCTTCGGGTAGGCTACGAGGCAACAGATTGGAGCGCTCCAATATCGTTTGAGAACTATTGCACTGCGGTAAAAGATTGGACAATAAGCGCAATTAAACGCGATGGAAACATCATTGGCGCGGTGTACAAAAAAGATGACGAGTTACACATTTCAGTGTTGCCAGAGTGGCGTAAGAAATGGCTAACAAAAAGCCTGTGGAAAAACTTTTTTCAGTCTGGTAGAGTGACTACAAAAGTTACGCCTGGGCATGACTACATGTACGATATTTTAAAACGGCTTGGGTTTAAAGAGTCTGTCAGCGGTATGCTGATCAAGGAGAGTTAAAAATGGGCATTGAAACAGCAATCATAGGCAGCGCCATACTTGGCGCCGCAAGTTCGCGCAGCGCCGCACGTACACAAGCCAGCGCGGCTGACCGTGCGGCTCGACTGCAAAAAGAGCAGTTTGATCGTCAAGTCGAATTGCAAGCCCCGTTCCGCGAGGCCGGTGTCCGTGCGTTGCCAGAACTGGAAGCCGCATCTAGGTACACAAACTTTGGCATGGATCAGTTTCAAGCTGACCCAGGTTACGGTTTTCGTTTGGCTGAAGGCCAGAAAGCACTTGACCGTCAAGCTGCTGCCCGTGGCGGGCTGATTTCTGGTGCCGCCTTAAAAGGCGCTCAACGCTTCGGCCAAGAAATGGGCAGCCAAGAGTACACCAACGCTTTTAATCGCTACCAGACCGAGCGCCAAGCCCGCCTTAACCCCTTGCAAAGCCTTGCTGGTATGGCTCAAACTTCTGTAGGTCAGCTAGGCCAAGCCGGTCAAGCGTATGCAACTAATGTTGGTGAGGCTGGTGCTCAAGCAGCGCAGGCCCGCGCCTCTGGCTATATGGGCGGTGTTAACGCGCTGACGCAGGGTTTGGGTCAGTACATAAACTACGGCCAAGGGCAACAACGTAACGCACTACTGCAACAAGCTATCGGCCAACGCGGAATGTATAGCGACCCTACATTGATTCCAATGCAGCTTGGTGGAGGTTCCTAATCATGGCACTTGTAAACCCAAACATTGCGATGAGTTATCGCGCTCCTGAAATTCAGCAACCAAACATGTTGGCTGACTATGCTGCCATACAGCAGATTCAAGGTGGGCGGCAAGCGCAAGAACTAAACGCGCTGAAGATGCAAGAAGCGCAAGCGGCGTTGACCGAACGTAACGCGCTTCGTGGCTTAGACCCATCGGCAGCGGATTACGAAAACCAGCTGTTTCGCGTAAACCCAACATTAGGAATTGCGTACCGCAAAGAAGCCGCGTCTACTGCCGCACAACAAGCAGCAACTACAGCCAGCCAAGCAGCGCAAGCAAAATCTGCATTTGACCTCAAAGCCGCGCAACGTAAATTTGGCGATGATCTTAAACGCGGTTTGTCGGCAAATCCCTCGGACGAGAATATCATTGCATTTGGTCAAGATGCTGTGCTGCAAGGTTTGTACACGCCAGATCAAGTAAAGTCTACGGTTGATCAGTTGTTGGCGTTACCCGCTTCTGACCGTGTGCGTATTCTTTCGCAAGCAGGCGCAACTGCCGGGGAATTGCGGCCTGTTGCGGTGGGAAGCTCACTTATGACGCCGCAAGGTCAATTGCTTGCCACTGCACCTCGGCAGTCGCAGCTTCTTACGCCGGAAGAAGAAGCGCAAAAAGCACGGATTGCATTGGCTGGGCGCCCGCCCGCGCAACCTGTTGCGCCAACAATTACAACCATTGTTGACCCGCTTAACCCAAATCAAATGATCACTATTGACGCCCGCCGCTATAAAAGTGGTGGTGCTGGATCGCCAGGCGTTATTGGCGTAGCGGGTAAAGAGCCCGGTGCAGCGTTGCGCCAAAATAAAACAGAAGCCGGTAAGACACAGCTTGCGGATGATCTGGATAATCTTCGCGCGTCGTTTCAGGCTTTGGACACAATGCGCGCAATTCCAAGCACAGAACGCAACGTAGTGTCTAATCTTATGTCGGCAACCGCTGCTTCCGGCGTAGGCCAAGCGCTCAGTAGAGCAGGCGGTAGCCCAGAGCAAGTTGAGCGCGATGTCATTAATAGCGCGCGGATGCGATTGGTCAATTCTATTAAAAATGCTACCGGCATGTCGGCGCAGCAACTTAACTCCAATGTGGAATTGCAAACCATGTTGAAATCAATTTCTGACCCCGGTCAGTCTGTGCAAGCCGCTTTGCGTATCATTGATGACATTGACAACGCGTATGTTAAAGGTGATGGCAAGCTGCCTAAACGTGGCGCGCCTGCCGCTGCCGGCGCTGCGCCTGCGCCTAACATTGATGCGCTTCTCAACAAGTACAAATAATCATGGCAACTATCGAAGAACTCAGCGCGGCGTTGGTTAAAGCTGATGCAGCCGGTAACGCTGCGGATGCCAAAGCGTTTGCTGACGCTATTCGACAGATGCGCGTTGCCGCGCCTAGCAGCGGCGTCCCCACTGGCCGTGGGGGCGTCAACCAAATTCCAACTGAGCCAGGCGCTAACTTGGTGCCTACGGTTGCACCGCCGCTTTCTACGGCGGACAAAATTCGCGGCGTAATTGAAACGCCGTTTGCTGTTGGCGCGGCGGCGCTGTCCGGCATACCAATTTATTTGTCCGGCGCCGGTGGGCCAGAATTTCAACGCAAAGTTGCTGGCGAGATTCAATACCAACCCCGCACTCAATTGGCGCAAGAAGCGGTTGAATCAGTTGGCCGCGCGGCAGAAGCAGCAAAAATACCGCCGTACCTTTCTGGTGGTTTTGGTGGCGCTTTTGCGCCAAAAGTAATGCCTGCCGTCCGTGCAGTAACCGATGTCGCGCGCGCTGAAGGCGCGTTAGTCGGCAACGCTTTAGCAAACCCATTAGCCGCGCGCGGCGCGCGCATTGAAGCCGCAAATGTTGCCGGTTCTTATGCTGCCGCGCCAATCATAGACGCCGCGCAAGCCGCGCAACGAATTGGCGCTGCGGTGCCGCCAGCTATTTCAAACCCAACTACATCCAACGTATTGATGGGCAAAATTGTTGGGCCAGAATTAAAAGCAAAATTTGCCAAGGTCAATGAAACAGCAGTCACGGATGCTATTCGTAAAGACTTAGGTCTTGAGCCTAGCGCACGGCTAAACGCCAGCGCAATAGATCAGGCGTTAGACACCGCAGGTAAACCCTACGATGCGGTTAAAAAAATTAAAATGCTGACGCCCGACGCCGATTTCATAGCGCAACTTCAAAGCCTAAAAAAACCTGCTTCGGCGGTTTCCAAAGGCCGCGTTGAAGCCGCAAATACTTTGATCGACAACATGACGAATGAAATAAGCCTCGGCCGAAGCGGCGTTGATGTGCTTAACGACATTCGCACGCTTCGCAAAGAAGCCGTTGACGTTTACAAACGTAGAGACAAAGGTGTCAACCCACCATCAGCCCCTGAAATGGCCGAAGCTGAAACGCGCATGGGCATTGCCGACGCGTATGAAAAATTGATTGATGCAAACGTAACAGACCCAAAAGTGTTGGCCGGCATTCAAGCAGCGCGAACTAAGCAAGCGCAAATTTATCAGCACGCCCGCGCTTTAGATTACGGCCAAGAAAAAATTGACCCGCAAGCGTATGTCAAAATGAACCAAGAAAGCAGAGGCCGGATAACAGGCGTTGGCGCCGACATTGCTAAGGCGGCGGCTAATTTTCCTGAATATTTCACGCTGGCCCCCGCCGATGTTGGCGGTTTGCCTCGGCTTTCGCGGGGTAGCATTGGCGGTGCTTTTGGTGCTGCTTTGGGCGCACCGCTTGGCCCTGCCGGCGCAGCGGCGGGTTTGGCTACCGGCATCGCTGCTGGCAGCACGATAAGTGGGCTTGCGGCCAAGCGCATGGCAACGCCAGCGTATCAAGCCGCAAATGCTATGCCGAAGGACTACCGGCCAGTTAATGCGTTGCGGCCTTCAGAAGTACAAATTCAGAACGCTTTGATCGGAAAATAAACATGGCATCACTTTCCCCGACCCCCAAGCTACAGTTCTTCGGAACTGACGGTCTGCCTCTTGTGGGCGGTAAGCTGTACACCTACCAAGCGGGCACGACAACGCCTATCGCTACATACACCGACTACACCGGCGTCACGCAGAACACCAACCCGATTATTTTGGACTCGGCGGGCCAAGCGAATGTGTGGCTGACTGACACGACCACCTACAAGTACATCCTAAAAACCGCCGCCGAGGTGACCTTGTTTACGGTGGACTATGTGTCCGTGCCCGTCACCGCCAACTCGTTTGCATCGCCCCCGCCCATTGGCAGCAGCACACCCAACGAAGGCACCTTTACCAATCTAAATGTGGTGGACTTGCTGACGCTGGAGTCCACGGGCGCGGCGATTTTGAACGTGGGCACCACGGGTGAGCGCCCCGTAGTGGCCGAAGAGGGCATGGTTCGCTACAATAGCACCACGACCAAGTTTGAAGGCTATAACGGCGCTTGGGGCGCGTTAGGCGGCGGTGCAACTGGTGGCGGTTCGGATACGGTGTTCTTTGAAAACAGCTTGACTGTGGCAGTGAATTACACCATCCCTTCCGACAAGAACGCCGGTACTTTTGGGCCTGTCACCATAGCTAACAGCATCACCGTGACCGTACCGGCCACCAGCGTCTGGTCAATCGTTTAAGGAATTAATATGCCGTTAAAATTAAATGCTACGGGTGGCGGTTCGGTTAGCATTGACCCGCCAGCCACAGTCAGCAACTTCACGGCAACAATGCCAGCGGCCACGGGCACTGTAGTCCTTGATTCGGCTACACAGACGCTAACCAATAAAACGCTGACCACACCAAACATCAACTCGGCGCAATTTGCCACCGTGACCGGCACAGCGCCAATTTACCCCTGCCGCGCCTGGGTAAACTTTGACGGCACTGGCACCGTGGCAATTCGTGGCAGTGGAAATGTGACAAGCATCACGGATAACGGAACTGGCGACTATACAGTGAACTTTACAACTGCTATGCCTGATGTAAATTACGCCATTACCGCTTTTGCTGCGCTGTCTTCGCAATCGGGCAACTTTGCAGTTACCGGCCCAGCCACATTCAGTACTACAAGTGTGCAGTTCAATACGCGAACCACTCAGAATGTGGCCGATGCACCTATTGTGGGTATCGCAGTTTTCCGATAAGGGCCAACCATGCACCAACGAATAATCTACCCCACCGACGATGGCGTTGCCATCATTGTCCCCGCCGCCGAGTGCGGCCTGACAATCGAAGAGATCGCAGCCAAAGACGTGCCAACGGGTAAGCCCTACCAGATTGTGGATGTTGCAGACATTCCATCAGACCGCACATTTAGAGGAGCATGGACATGGGCATAGTAATTGACTTGGGCAAGGCCAAAAATATCGCACACGGCGTTCGGCGCGGTGCGCGGTCGGTAGAATTTGCACCATTGGATGTAAAGGCTAGCATCCCCAGTGAAGCGGCAGCAGCCGAAGCCGCCCGCCAACTGGTGCGCGACAAATACGCAGCCATGCAAACGGCTATTGACGCCGCAACAACACCAGAACAAATTAAGGCGGCAATGCCATGACCACAAAAATTGACGGCAACAACGGCGTCTTGCAGTCGTATGACTACCAGGTTCTGACGACTGGGTTCTCGTACACCTTTGCGTCTGGCATCACCACGCTGATCATCAACCCAGCGGGGACGCTGGCAACGGGCACGGTCACTATGCCAGCCGCCCCCGCAGATGGCATGGTAGTCGCGCTTAGTTCAACGCAAATTATTACCCTTTTAACAGTAAGCGCAAACACCGGCCAAAGCATCGTCAACGCGGTGACTACGCTTGCGGCGGGGGGCGGCGCTAATTACATTTACCGATTGACAAATACCACTTGGTATCGCACAGCATAAAAGGATAAGCCATGCCAATAACAATCAACGGAAGCGGCACCATCACTGGTGCATCAACGCTGGCGACAACTGTTGCCAGCCCCACGCTGACCACACCGAACATCAACTCAGCGCAGTTTGCCACGGTGACCGGCACAGCGCCTCTGTATGCCGCTAGAGCATGGGTAAACTTTAATGGCACTGGCACTGTGGCTATTCGTGCAAGTGGGAATGTGTCAAGCATTACGGATAATGGTACGGGTGATTACACCGTCAACTTTACGACTGCAATCGCTGATGCTAATTATTCTGCGGTAGGCACTGCTGGTTTTGCAACGGCTTCAAGACTTTATATATTGCAATCTCAATATGCCGCAGCCCCAACAACCAGTGCTTTACGCCTTACTGTTGCGGGGGATACCTCAACCGCATTAGACCCTGATTATGTAAACATGGCAATCTTCCGCTGAAAGAACACTATGCAAAGAATTATCTACAAGACAGCAGACGGCGGCGTAGCCGTCATCGTCCCCGCAGACACCATTGAAGCCTGCATGAAAGACATTCCAGAGGGCGCTGAGTACGCCATCGTGGACACAGCAGACATTCCAGAAGACCGTACATTTCGAGGAGCGTGGACATGGGCATCGTAATCGACCTGACCAAAGCCAAAGTCATCACGCATGATGCACGCCGTGCTGCACGCTCTGCTGAGTTTGCGCCGCTAGATGTGAAGGCTACCATCCCATCTGAGGCCGCAGCCGCTGAAGAAGCGCGTGCTGCTGTCCGTACCAAGTACGCCGACATCCAAACGGCTGTTGACGCTGCCGCTGATGTGGCCGCGTTGAAGGGCATCATGGAGCAATTGGTGTGAGTTTACTGGCCGTACAAGGGGGCGCTACCGGCACAGGTACGGTCACCCTGTTAGCCCCTGTCACAAACACAAACCGCACGTTGACACTGCCTGATGAAACAACTACGGTAGTTGGTACAGACGCAACCCAGACGCTGACAAACAAAAGCATAGCTGTTACACAATTAACAGGCACTCTTCCTGTTGCCAACGGCGGCACTGGCGCTGCCACGCTGACAGCAAACAATGTGCTGCTTGGAAATGGCACATCAGCTTTGCAGGCTGTAGCGCCAGGCACTACAGGAAATGTGCTCACATCTAACGGGACAACATGGCAAAGTACTGCCCCAGGAGGCGGCGCGTATGTTGGCGATAGAGGCCAAGTATTTACAAGCTCTGGAACATTTACTGTACCTACGGGAGTCACAGCAGTCAAAGTAACTGTCATTGGTGGCGGGGGTAGCGGGGGCAATGTTACAGGCACAGGTTCGGCTGCTGGCGGTGGTGGTGGTGGTGGTGTTGCTATTGAATTTGTTACCGGACTCACACCTGGCGGCACTGTAACCGTAACGGTTGGCGGTGTTGCTGGCACATCTTCATTTGGCGCATTTTGTTCAGCTACTGGGGGCGCAACCGCTGCAACCGTAACTGCTAATACCACCGCAGGTGCGGCAGGCGCTGGAGGCGCAGGGTCTGGTGGAGATATAAATATATCTGGGGGCGCTGGGTCGGCGGGTAATGTGACCGGCACTAGCGGCGCTGGTTCTGGCGGCGGGTCGTCTGGATTAAGTGCTGCTAGAACAGCCTTTGCCATTGACGGCTCTACACAGGTTTCCTTTCCAGGCTCTGGATATTTAGGTGGTGTGGGGGGTATAGGCACTCCTAGTGGTGGTAATGGAACTGCGGCGACCGGATTTGGCAATGGTGGGGGTGGTGCGTATGCTGACACTGCTACCGACCGCACTGGCGGCGCGGGTTCTGGCGGTATTGTTGTTGTGGAGTTTTAAACATGAAAAACGCGTTAATTTCCCCAAACGAACAAGTTTCATACATCTCTGCATGGGATGGGCAAAAGCCTGTTTACACTGTACTCGGCCAGCGCGTGGCAGAAGTTGCAGACGCTCAGTTTGAAGTTGCTCCACCATTGTTCTGGCTTGCATGCGCGGATGATGTAACCGCAATAAGCTTTTACTACGATGCAACAAGTCTGACAATCGTTCAGATTCCAGAGTCGCCACCAAAACCTGAATTGATTTAATCTCTTAAAAGTATTTTTTGAATTTGTTTTCTGAAGGCAAGCTATGACCGAAGATGTGACGCACCGCGAAATCTATGACCGCCTGGTGGCTGTCGAGGGGAAGGTGGACGCGCTGACCAAAAGCACCGCTGATGTCACGGCCGCGTTTGCTGCGGCTCGCGGCGCTTTTGTGGTGCTCGAAACGCTTGGCAAGCTAGCCAAGCCATTGCTGTGGCTGGGTGGCCTGTTTGCGGCCACTGCGGCCTTCTGGGATCACTTCAAGGCACGCTGAGATGGAAGCGCTGCCGCCGCCACCGCCAGCAGCCAAATCGCCCATCTTTGAGTGCATCAAATGGACGTGGACACCTGACCGGCTGCTGGTCTGGTGCTTGCAGTGGAGAGTCAAGAAATGATCGACCCTCTAACGGCCCTAGCAGGCATACAGGCAGCAGTTGCGCTGATTAAGAAGGTCAGCAAGACCGTTGATGACGTGTCCTCGCTCGGGCCTGTTCTGGGCAAGTATTTCGACGCGAAGTCCACGGCCACCAAGGCTGTTGTTCAGGCCAAGAAATCCAAGTCATCAATGGGCACGGCCATCCAGATTGAAATGGCCTTGGATCAAGCCAAGCGCTTTGAGGATGAGTTGCAACTGCTGTTCATGCAGGCGGGGAAAATAGATGTCTGGAACCGTATTAAGTCTCGTGCAGCAGCGATGGACGTAGAGTCTGCCCATGACGCCAGACGTGAGCGCGAGGCGGCAAACAAACGCAAAGCAGAAATGGATGAGGCCATCGAACTTACGCTGTTGGCGGTCATCTTCTTCAGCTTGGTCGGGGTGATCTTGTACTTCACCATCGGCATCCTTGAGCAGCAAAGATGAGCGCCGAGCACTTAAGCCTAGTTGACAAGGTGCTGGCGTATGTCAGCAGCCCCTTCCGTCTGTTCGCAATGGTACTGATGGCCGTGCTGACCTTCGCCGGCTATTTTGTATACACAAACCAAGAACTGCTGATCGGCGCCTACAAGGAATCCAAGAAGATACCAAGCATCGCTGAAGATCGCGTAGAAGACGCCGCCGCCCACCTGTTCAAACAGTCCGGCGCGCTGGTGGTGGCGGTCTTTAAGGTCAACAGCATGTTTGGCACAAGGGTGCTGTACCGCGCCTATGGCAAGAACGGCAGAGACAAGACTAATGACGGGCTGGACGTGGGCCTGTTCACCCAGAACGCCGCCAACAACAGCGATGTGGTCAAGCTGATGGCAAACGAAATTCCATGCAGCGAGTACAAGTCAGCGCAGAGTGAAATGGGGCTTTGGTATATCGCAAAGGGCGTGGCCTACACTTGCCGCATCAGCGTCCCGCCGGAGCCTGGGCGCTTTGTCGGCCAGATCACGGTCGGCTGGGCCACCCAGCCAGAGGACATGGACAGCACCCGCGCCATGTTACAAATCGCAGCAACCATGCTTTCAAGGAGTAAACAATGATTGGACTCGACGCGCTCTTAAACGTGGGCGGCAAACTCATCGACAAGCTGATACCCGATCCAGAAGCCAAGGCTCGGGCGCAGTTTGAACTGACCAAGATGGCGCAAGACGGCGAGTTAGCCAAGATGGCAAACGACACGGACTTGTACAAGACGGAGCAGAACAACCTGACTGACCGCCTGAAGTCAGACATGAGCAGCGACTCTTGGCTGTCCAAAAACATCAGGCCCATGACGCTGGTCGCCATCTTCATCGGCTACTTCGTGTTCGCCATGATGAGCGCCTTCAAACTGGACGCCAACGAAGTCTACGTCACCCTGCTGGGCCAGTGGGGCATGCTGGTCATGTCCTTCTACTTTGGTGGCCGCACACTTGAAAAAATTATGGACATGAAGAGCAAAAAATGACACCACATTTCACCCTTGCGGAACTGACCGCAACAAGCCACCGCCAGTTTGACAACACGCCCAACGAGAAAGAACTCGCCAACTTGCAAAAGCTGGCTGAGTTCTTGGAGCAAGTCAAGACCACGCTGGACGGCAAGCCCATCATGATCAACTCAGCATTTCGCAGTAAGGCCGTGAATGACAGCGTAGGCAGCAAGGACACCAGCCAGCACCGTCTGGGCTATGCGGCTGACTTCAAGGTGCCAGGCATGACGCCAGATCAAGTTGTGCGCGCCATCATTGACTCTGACTTGCAGTTTGACCAGATCATCCGTGAGTTTGACGCGTGGACGCACATCAGCATCAGCCCCTACCCTCGCCGTCAGGCGCTGATCATTGACAGGGCGGGCACTCGCCCTTTCGCATAAGCGCTCGGTACGCTGCAATGGCGTCCTTGAGGTCGCATTGAAGCTGTTGAATCCGGTCGTCTTGCTCAACCATCTTTGCGTTCGCTTCTTGGGCGAACTGCGCTAGGTTTTCTTGTGTCCAAGTTTTGAAGTTTGACATGTTCTTCCGTTGTGAATTTATGGCCGTTGCCGCACTCTCGGCGGCGTAGTGTAAAGGAGCCTTTGTTTCGACTATCAATGATGCTAGTCCAGACGTTGCAAGTTGGGCAGTTCAAATCAGTAAACTCCAAACCCACAGGCCAGTAAAAAACAGCACTAGGCAAATCGCAAACAGCACCACCAGCACAAAGCCAACCATCACGCTGCCAATCACTTGCCATATGTCTGACACGGGTTCGATGTCGTCGGGTATCATGCTGATGCCTCCAGATACGCCTTCAGGCGCTTGATGCGGTTCTTGTTGTAGGTCACCATCGACTGCGCGTACTCCACGCCTGTCTCGGCTTGCAGCAGGGCGTGTTCGGCATGGATTAGTTCATGCGCTATGGCTTGCGCTGGCGTGACGGTTTTGAGCATCGTTCGCAACTCTGTCCAGATGTACTTAAGCATGTTTCGCCTCCTGTAATAGTTCGATCCGTTCGCGGCTGACCCGCAGCGTGTTGTAGCGTTGGTGCAGGCGCTCCAAGACCGACACGCGGCGCTGGTTCTTGCGCTCCTCCATCAACATGTCCAGCACTTGCTCCTCGGTCAGTGTCCGCAGTTCTGCGTTAAGACTTCGCCATGTAGTCATAAATTTTCCTTTCTAGCTTAATAATTATTTTGTCCAACCTGGCGACAGTGCGCGTTGCCGCGTTTGCCTCCCTCTGCCGTATCTTCATCTCAGCCAGCGCCGCCTTTAGCTGCGCCTTCCATAAATCAATCCGTCTCATTTCAAAGCCTCCAATGCAATGTCCGACAATGTGCGCTTGTCGTGTAGCGCCCCCCAAATCTTCTCGTCAACCGTCTTGTGCGTCAGCATGACGTAGCACCAGACCGCGTTCTTCTGGCCGCTGCGGTGCAGCCGGCCAATGGTCTGCTCGTAGAGTTCCAGCGACCACGGCAACGACAAGAACACGATGTGGTGCCCGCCGTGCTGTAGGTTCAGGCCGTGCCCCGCTGACTTCGGATGCACCAGCAGCAACTCAACTTGGCCGGCGTTCCAGCGCTCAATGACGCCCGCATCGTCCAGCGTCTGTGCGCGTGGGAGCCGGCGCTGGAGTTCAGCCAGTTCTTCTTTGTACTGGTACACGACAATCGTGTTGGCCCGCTGGTTCTCGGCCAGCAAGTCCTCCAGCCGGTCAAACTTGTGGTTGGACAGCCAAACGGGGCCATTGTCGGTGTACAAGAACCCGCTTGCCATCTGTTGCAGCTTCTGCGTCACGACAGCCGCGTTGACAGCCACCACATCGTTTAGCACGAAGTCCTTCTTCATGGTGTTGTAGTCCGTCATGTCCATGTCGCAACGCAACTCGACCGTGTGCAGTGGCGGCAGCGTGTCCTTGTAGTCGCTTGGCTCCAATAGATAGGTGGCCGGCTTGATGCGCTCCATGACTTGCGCCAGTGAGCCAGGGCGCGGCGCCCAATCGCCGTACTCTTTGTTGATCAGGATGAAATACTGCTGCTGGAACGCGCCCTTGCTGCGGCCAAGCAGCGACTGATCAACGATCTTGCATTGACCGAATACGTCCTCAAGGCCGTTGCTGGTAAAGCTGCCGGTCAAGCCCCAGCGGATATTGATCTTGTCGATGACTTTATTGAGCGCCTTGAATCGAGCACCGGACGGGTTCTTCAGCTTGGTCAACTCGTCGTAGACGATGCCGTCGATGTGCGCCAGCGTCTGCGTTGCCAGCCACTGGATGTTGTCGTAGTTGGTCACGATGATCTGCGCGCCGCTGTACAGCGCCGCCTTGCGCTGTGCAGGCGTGCCCACCGCCACGGCCAGCGTCAGACTTGGTGCCCACTTGGGCTGCTCGACCGGCCACACGTCCGTGCAGACGCGCTTGGGCGCTAGCACTAAGAAGCGCTCGACCACGCGGTCAGCCAGCATTGCCTGCATGGCCGTCAGCGTGATGGCCGTCTTGCCTGCGCCCACGGGCGCCAAGATCATGGCGCGGTCGTGTTCGTACAGGAAGTCAACCGCTGTCTCTTGGTAGTCACGCAACTTCATTGAGCCACCCATTGATCTGATCCTTGTTCCATAGGCATACGTAGTTCTGATTCATGCGTGCCATGTCCGACATGAAAACCTTCTGCAAGGGCGACAGCCTGCCGCTTTCGGTCTTGACCTCAACAAACCATGTCTGGCCGTTAGGAAAGCAAACGATACGGTCAGCCACACCACGGTGCGCGGGGCTGGTGAATTTGTAGGCCACACCGCCAATCGCTTTGACACGATCAACAAGGTAGCGTTCGATTTGTTTTTCAAGCATGTAAAAAAGTTTAGCACACTTTTATTTTTTATGCTAAGATCAAGGCTCATTAATTAAAGGACAGTACATGCAACACTCAAAGATCGTCGGCGGCTCAACCGCCAAGCGCGTCATCAACTGCCCAGGCTCAGTGGCCTTGGTGGCCGAGATGCCGCCGCAGCCCAGCAGCAGCTACGCCGAAGAAGGCACACTGTTGCACGATGAGATCAGCCGCTTTTTAGGTGATCTCGAATACAGGTTTACTTGCAGCCAAGAACTTATCCAAGACAAACTCTGGCCCGCCTTAGACTTGCTTGATGAAATAGACCCCGACAAGACAATGGAGTACGCAGTCGAAACCCGTGTCGGCTTTGGTGATCTGCTGCCTGGTGTCTTTGGCTCGACCGACCTGATGGGCCGCATTGGCAATAAGGCCATCATTCTTGATTGGAAGTTTGGCTCTGGCGTGCCGGTGCCCGCCGAGGAGAACGAGCAGCTTATGTTCTACGCAGCCGCCGCCATGCGTACCCCCGAGGCGCAGTGGGTGTTTGACGGCGCAACCGAAGTCGAGTTGGTCATCATCCAGCCGCCCACCATCAAGCGCTGGACGACCACCATCGAACGCATTAAGCAGTTTGAGCAGACGCTGATCAGGGCTGTCAAGCTGGCCCAGCAGCCTGACGCGCCCCTGAAGAACGGCGACCACTGCCGCTGGTGTAACGCCAAGCCGGTGTGCCCCATAATGACCGGCGCTGTTGATCGGGCCGTTGCCATCAAGATGGATGCGATAGACGTTGACAAGATCGGCGCGTATCTACACAATGCAGACCTCTTGGAAGCGTGGATCAAAGACCTTCGCGCTTTGGCCGAGGAGATGATGAAGAAGGGCAAGCCCGTTACGGGCTGGAAGATGGTGCCCAAGCGGGCCACAAGATCGTGGGTGAAGGAGGAGGACGCCAAAGCGGCGCTGCTCCAGCACCTCAAAGAATCTGAAGTGATCGAGACGAAGTTGGTCAGTCCGGCTGCTGCCGAGAAGCTGCTTAAAGCGCAGAAACTCAAGCTGCCTGACGGGCTGACAGTAGCGATCAGTTCGGGTAACACAATTGCACCGGAGAGCGATCCTCGGCCAGCAGTTGTACTAATCGGGCAGCAGTTAAACGCCGCTCTTTCTAAAATAATGTAAAGGTAAAATCATGTCATTGACAGTTTTCAAATCCGCTGGCCTTCCAGCAGTCTCCTCCCTCGCTACTTCCCTGCGTTCTATCGCCACTGATGTTGGCCCAGCCGGCGTTGTCATCCTCAAGATGGACAAGACCGGCCATTGGGTGTTCGGCGCTGATCAGACCGAAGTCGAAGACGAAGCCACCTGGGCCGTCAATCCTTTCTCGTTTGTCCACGGCTTTATCGCTTGGGGTGACGGTGAAGTGTTAGGCGAGAAGATGGCAAGCGTAAGCCAGCCACTGCCTGAACTTGACATTGCACCGCCGAGCGCCAAAAAGGGCTGGGAGACGCAAGTCGGCATGTCGCTCAAGTGCCTGTCTGGTGAAGACAAGGGCATGGAAGCGCGGTTCACCACCACCAGCGTGGGCGGCAAGCGCGCCGTGCAAGCCTTGGCAGTCGCCTTGGCCGAGCAAGTCGAGAAGGATCAGACCAAGCCAGTGGCTATCATTAAGCTGAAGAAAGACCACTACGCGCACAAGTCATACGGCAAGATTTACACGCCGGTCTTCAGCGTGGTCGAGTGGGTTGGTATGGATGCGGATGAAAAGCCCGCAGAGGCTGAAGCTGCGCCCGCTGAAGAAGCGCCAGCGCCAGCCGGACGCCGCCGCCGCGCAGCGTAAGCCTTTCCTGATGCCCATTCGCAAGAGTGGGCATTGGAAAATGCTTTACCTAGACTTCGAAACCCGCAGCCACTGTGACCTTAAAAAGCACGGCGTCTACAACTACGCCCAACACGCCTCGACCGAGGTGCTGTGCATGTCGTACGCCTTTGGCGAGGGTGAGGTGCAGACGTGGCTACCCAGCCAGCCGTTCCCTGATGAAGTGCGTCAGTACGCCGGCTTGATCTACGCCCACAATGCCGCCTTCGAGCGCCTGATCTTCTGGTATGTCCTACAGATCGACTTCAAGCTGGAGCAGTTCTACTGCACCGCCTCGCAGGCCAGAGCCAACTGTGCGCCTGGTAGCCTAGAGGACGCTGGCCGCTTTGCTGGCGCCAGCATGAAGAAAGACCATCGCGGCAGTCAATTGATCCGGCTGCTGTCAGTTCCGCAAATTAATGGTCAGTTCCGCGAGGACGCCACGCTCATGGCCGAGATGGTGGCCTATTGCGAGGCGGACGTGCGCGCCATGCGGGCCATCAGCCAAGCCATGCGGCCACTGTCCGATCAAGAACTACAGGACTACCACGTCAACGAGCGCATCAACGACCGAGGCGTGCTGGTAGACGCCCCGCTATGCGCCGCCGCCGTGCGCTTTGCCGCCGCTGAGACAGAAGAAATCCAGCAGATCGTGGCCGAGGTGACTGAGGGCCAGATCACCAGCGTGCGCTCGCCTAAGATGCGCGAGTGGGTCTTGGAGCGCGTAGGCCCAGAGGCCAAGAAGTTGATGTGGAACGGCGAGAAGTATTCGATTGACAAGACTGTGCGGGCTAACTTGCTTGCGATGGAGAACCACGATGAGATTCCGGCCCATGTTGCGGACGTTATTCAATGCGCGGACGACCTCTGGGCGTCTTCGGTTGCGAAATTCAGTCGCCTTGAACAGCTTGCCGATGAGGAGGATCACCGAGTCCGAGGCGCTTTCGTTTTTGCTGGAGGGTCTGCCACCGGACGTGCATCAAGCTATGGCGCACAGGTTCACAACTTTACCCGCAAATGCGCCAAAGACCCTGATGAAGTACGCAACGCTATGGTGCGCGGACACACAATCACACCAAGATTTGGAAGACGCATTACGGATGTTCTCAAGGGAATGCTCCGGCCCTCACTGATCGCCAAGCCTGGGCATGTCCTGATTGCCTACGACTGGTCGGCCATCGAAGGCCGCGTGCATCCTTGGCTGTCCAAGTGCGCCGCCGGCGAGGCCAAGCTGGACGTGTTCCGCTCGGGCCTTGACCCCTACAAAGTCAACGCCACGGCCACCTTTCGTGTACCTTACGCCGAGGTGTCCGGCGACCAGCGCCAGGTCGGCAAGGTGCAAGAGTTGGCCCTTGGCTTTCTGGGTGGGGCTGGCGCCTTTGAGGTGTTTGGCCGCGCCTACGGCATACACCTGTCCGGCGCAGAAGTCCAGCGCGCTGTGGACGGCTGGCGTAGGGCAAACCCTTGGGCCATGCAGCACGGCAGCGCCTTGGAGGGCGCCTACATGCGTGCCATGCGAAATAAAAACCATGAATTTAGCGCGGGTCGGGTTACCTACATGTTTGACGGCCAGATGCTCTGGTACAGTCTTCCTTCCGGCAGGGTGCTGTGCTATCCCAACGCCAAATTCGATGACGAAGGCAATGTGACTTACACCAAAGCTGCTTGGAAACCCGCCGCCGATGCCAAAGAATGGCCGCGTGCCCGCCTATGGCGCGGCTTGGCTTGCGAGAACATAACGCAGGCCGCGGCCCATGACATCTTGCGCCATTCCCTGCGCCAGATAGATGATGTCGTCCTACATGTACATGATGAGATCGTTGTCGAGTGCCCTGCCCCTGTGGCCGAGGCAGTCGGCGCGCGCATGCACCGCGTCATGTGCGAACCACCAGCTTGGGCCGATGGCCTGCCGCTGGCGGCTGAAGGTGTGATCACAACAAGGTATTCGTAAAAAAGCCCCCGTGGATTAGACGGGGGCTAACTCAACTTCAAGGAGAGAACAACATGATCGAGTTTATAGCATCTTTGGCCCCAGAGGGTGAAACAGCGCTGATAGTCAGGCAAAAACCTAAATTAAAAGACGGAGCGTTGGATTTTCACGCCGATGGGGCCGTCAAGGCCACTTGGCCGGCGTTCTTGCCCAGCCACAGAACCAAGGCCGGCGAGTCGTGGTACGGCAACACCGCCAGCTTTATCGTGGAGCGTTTCAAGGACGGCCATGTCAGCGCCAGCGCAGCGAACTGCGAGTACATCTTGGTGATGATGCTGGACGACATAGGCACCAAGAGCAAGACCCCGCCCCTGCCGCCGACATGGATCATGGAGACATCAGCCGGCTCGTTCCAGTGGGGCTACGCCTTCAACGAGCAGCCCACCAAAGGCGAGTTCAGCGCGGCCATCAAGGCCATCGCAGACGCTGGCTACACAGACCCTGGCGCCATCAATGCCGTTCGCAACTTCCGTCTGCCTGGCTCAGTCAACCTGAAGCCTGGGCGTGATAACTTTGAAGCCCGTCTGGTTGAGTTCCACCCAGAGCGTGACTACAGTCTGCCCGAGATATGCGCCGCTCTGGGCGTGACGCCAGCGGCTGCTGACAGCCTGACCCTGCGCCCCATTCGCATCAGTGACGATGGCGCAGATGATGTGCTGGCGTGGCTGTCAGCGCAGGGGCTGCTGCTGTCCAAACCGAACCAAGAGGGCTGGGCCGGCGTAATCTGCCCCAACAGTGAGCAGCACAGCGATGGAAACCCCGAGGGGCGCTACATGCCCGCCAATCGGGCGTACTGCTGCCTTCACGGCCACTGCGTTGATCTGGATTCTCGCACCTTCTTAGATTGGGTGGCCGAAAATGGTGGCCCCAAGCACACGCCTGGGCTGCGTGAAGAACTGTTTACGGCCGCAATGGAGGGCGCGCTTGCCAAGCTGACGCCGAACGATGTCTTTACAGACGCCGCTGCCGAGCGTATCGCCGAGGTCGAGCGCAAGGAATTAGGCCGCATTGAAAAGGCCGACTGGTACGAGCGCTTCGCCTACATTCAGGACGATGAGTCGTATTTCGACATGCAAGACCGCCGCGAAGTCTCCCGTCAGACCTTCAATGCCCTGTTCAGGCATATTTCGTGCAAGTCGATCCACACCGGACGCAAGATCGAAGCGTCTATCTGCTACGACGAGAACCGCCAAGCCAAGGGCGCCAAGGCGCTGGTTGGCATCACCTACGCCGCCGGCGAGTCGGTGTTGGTTACCCGAGACGGCGACATCTACGGCAACCGCTGGCGCGATGCGCGGCCAGCAACCGCAGCCGGCGATGTCACCCCTTGGCTTGAGCACTGCCGCGCTTTGGTGCCCGAGGCCAAAGAGTTAGAGCACATCCTGGATGTGATGGCGTTCAAGTTGCAGCACCCCGAGATCAAAGTCAATCACGCGATTTTGCACGGCGGCGATCAAGGCAGCGGCAAGGACACCATGTGGGCGCCGTTCATCTGGTCGGTCTGTGGAGCGCACCTCAAGAACAGGGGCTTGCTGGACAATGACACCATGAGCAGCCAGTTTGGCTACGCCTTGGAGTCTGAGATTCTGATTCTGAACGAGTTGAAAGAACCAGACGCCAAGGAGCGCCGCGCACTGGCTAACCGCTTGAAGCCTATCATCGCAGCGCCGCCCGAGATGCTCACGATCAACCGTAAGGGTTTACACCCATACGCGATGGCAAACCGCGTTTTTGTGCTGGCGTTCTCCAATGACCCCGTGCCCATCAGTTTGGACAGTCAGGACAGGCGCTGGTTTTGCGTGTGGTCGCATGCCCCCAGAATGACACCAGACGCTGCCGCCAAGATGTGGGCTTGGTACAAGGCCGGTGGCTTTGCAGCAATCGGGGCATGGCTTGCTGCGCGTGATGTATCGGCGTTTAATCCTGGTGCAGCGCCAATGATGACCGAGTTCAAATTGAACCTTGTCGAGCATGGCTTGAGCATCGCAGAATCGTATCTAGTCGAGGCCATGCGCTTGAAAGTAGGCGAGTTCAGCAAAGGCGTTATCGGTAGCCCCTTTCACGCTGTCTGCGACCGACTGGCAGGGTCAGCACCAGCAGGCGTTAAAGTGCCGCAGCAGGCGCTGTTGCATGCGTTCAAAGAGGCCGGATGGGTTGACCTTGGCCGCGTAGCGTCTTCAGACTATCCAAGCAAGAAACACCTGTACTGTGCGCCTGACATGGCCGGCGGCAATAAGTCCAATTTACGCCGGCTTGTTGAGGATGCGCCGCCGGCTGGCTTAGTTAGGGTCAAGTAAAAAAGCCCCGTGAGGGGCTTTATAGTTTGAGAATGATGGCGAGTAGTGCGGCAGCCAAGACCGCCAGCGCTACGGCCATCGGGCGCGTTCCTCAAGTTCTTGCACAACCGCAGGGTCAATTATGGCCGTGACGTTCACCCCGTCCAGCCATGCGCCGGTGAGCGTGTAGATGTCAGGCCAGCCCGGATCGTCCAGCGTCTGCGGCTCGCCAGCTTCAAATTCAAATTCGCATTCGAGGGTCAGCCCTCGCACGACATATGGCACGCCTTTCATACGTCAACCCCTAAATTTTCCAGCAGCGAGCGCGCTTGTTCCACGCTTGCAATGCCCTCCTCAAGCTCGTTATTAGCTAGCTCGCAAAGAGCTACGTTCAATAATTGCAGAACTAGCCCGTATGAGGGTACGTGTAAATCAATCATGCTGTTACCTCCACAATCCGGTAATCGTCAGGGCTGTAATCGGTCAGATCGCCAGTTTTGACAAAATACGCAAGGTCTGCCAAGTAGCCCGCGAGTTCTTCCTGCGCGGCTTCGTAGGTGTCGAACGTCACCAAGGTGTCGCCGTCATCCGTCCAGACGTTTTCCCACCGGTTGAGGAAAGTTAGGGTTTGCACTTCGTAGGTCATGCTTCTACCTCGTAAGCATCAAAGCCTTGCGGCTCGCTGACATGCTCAGTCAAGGGTTGCCAGTCCCAAGCGCCGATTTTTAGGTTGTCGTTCGCTACTTGGTAAGAGTTGACATAATCGGCGGTGCTCATACGGTCGCCGCTTTTGGGGAATAGGCGCTTTTCGCCGCCTTTGCTTTTGACCGGCCTATGCTTGCCGGTGCACTTGGCATGGTCTGCAAAAATAGTCGAAGTGTCGCGCAGTTTGTAAGTAGTGCGCCCGATTTTGATTGTGTTCATGCTGTTACTCTTTCAAAATGTGATTTAGTACTGTTGATAAATTCGGCGACATGTTCCAACGGGAAACTTTCGGCGGCTTCCCAGACTGAAATGCTCTCCGCGCGCCATGTGTTCTCAGGGTCTTGCAAAATAGCGATGACTTCCGCATAAGTGAGGTTGTCAGGATATTCCGTGAGCCATTGGTCAAGTGCAAAATGTTCTGCTGTTTTCATGGTGTCCCCTTTATAAAACGCGTTGCCAAACTGAAATAACCCGCTGATTTTCCGCTAGATCGTCAAATGCGTAGGCTTGCGCCTCGCTTGAACTAAGCGCGTTGTACTCTACAAAGTCCCGCGCAATGTCGCCGTTTTCGTGTTCGGTTTCAATGGTTGCAATGTATTCGTTCATGGTGTTAGTCCTTAAAATGATGAGCAATAAATAAAGCAGGTCGCAGTCTCACCGACAATGGTTGTATGGTTGTCGAGGTAATCGCGCACCATTTCTCTGTGCACAATTTCGTCGTCGTTTTCGGATAACTCAATTCCGTAGGCTTTAGCGATGTCCTCAAAGCTATCTTCGCTGTAGTCGCAACAAAGCGCGATGACATCCAATTCATACCCGCCGCCGTCGAAGTCCTCTAAGTAGTCAAATAGAGCGCCTAAGCCCTCATAACTGAACTGGTCAGCGCGGCCATGTGCGCGGAAGGCATCGCGGAAGTCTGAAACATTGATTGTCTGAATCATAATTTACTCCATTGTTATCGGGACAATTTCCCGCCTATGCGCCCGACATGGGGCGCATAAGCTGGCATTGTCAGGCTTTGATTGTCTCCACCAGATCGACAGCGCCGCCCGCGTAGCGCAGAACCTCGATAGTGTGGTATCCGTCAGCAAGTAGGTTATGCGCCCAAACTTGCGCTTTTAATAGCGTAGCGAATTGATACTTAAGTGACGGGAACCCGTCAGCGTAGCATTTCAGGGAATAGTAGGGTTTCATAGTCATTTCACCAGTACATCAAAATACGCGAGCAGCAGCACTACGCCGCCGCCTATGAGCAGCAGCGCGCCTAGTGCACTGAATAGCGCGCCGATTAGTTCGCGCAAAGCCGGCGCGCGGCGGGTGAAAATATTGCGGTTCATGCTGTCACCTCTATGCTTTGCAGTTCCCAGTTCGCGTCACCCTCGCCCCAGCTACCGTCAGAGGCTAGCTCGCCCCATGCGAGCGCCTCCGCTTCTTCTAGGCTTTCCGCTTCGATGTTCATGTTTACATAGCTTGTGCGCTTGAGTTCTACTTGATAACTTTGCATGGTGTTGCCCCTTTGAGTTGATTGATAGCTTTACTGTAAAGAATTCTTTTGCATGTGTCAACACCTATTTTCTAGGTGTTTACCCTTGCATCGCCGCATGGTTAGCGGCGCGGTTTTCGTTTGTAAATTTAACGGCGGAAATGACCCGCACGCCGCGCGTATCAGTGACGGCGCGGGCGTGGCGAAAATCGGCGGCTAACGCATCGGCGGCGGGCTTTGTTTGCGCGCCTTGAACCGTGAACCAACCCGCCACGCCCATATACGCATTGTTGGTTTGTATCTGAATAAGATATTTTGCTTTCATTTTTTAAGGCTCCGTTGTAAGTTAAGCTGCAATGTAGTTAGTGCAACGCTCGCGGCGGCGCGAATCGTAGCCCGCCGGTTTACGTTGACCGCGCCATAACATAGCGTCAATGGAAAAGCCCTTACCGGCTTCAAATTCGCGTGTTTTGATAAGTTCCTCGCGTAGCTCCATAACGCGCTTACCTACGTTTTCTAGTGTTCCCTCGAATTCCTCGCGGTGTACAGTAGCCATTGGATAAGTAGTGACGAAGCCCTCCATTGCCCCGCGCTCTGACGGCGAAGCGTGGATAGTGAATTTATATGCTTTCATGCTGTCACCCCCTCAATGGCTGGCATGTCAGTACAAATACACACGATGCGTTTGAAACGTGGCGCGCCTGGTAATGTGACGGCGGTCACGTTGCGCCCTGTGTGCGTGTAGCTTTCCACGCGCATCGGCGCGCCGTGTACTTGAATAATTTGCCCGATTTTGTATGCGGCCTTTGGAATGAATGCGAATGCCATGCTAGCTCCTTTGGGTTGTTGATGTATGTAGTGTAAGGGAATTATTTGCAATGTCAAGGGCTAAATGCTAGGGACTTTCCCTATGTAAACTTATCTTTTACAGTGTTTAGGTCATTTGTGCCAAAAGTTAAGCCGTGATTTAGGCGGTTTTGGCCTATGCGTGCCTCGAATGAAATGCTAGGGTTTTGGGTCTTTTGGGTCATTAGATATATAAACTGATGTTAAATATAGTGTATACAATACTGTATACGGTAACTGTATACAATGTTATAAGCTAGCGACTGCGTTAGGTCAACCTAAATGACCCATAACCCGCCGCGCCGATAAGCCCCGCGCAAAATGGCTTTGTGTCTTTTGGGTCAATGCTTTGCACATGGCCTAAATGACCCAAAGGCCAAAGGCCGCGCGCGCATGCTATCGGCTCGCATGTTGCAATGTGTTGACTTGTTTAGGTCAACCTAAATGACCCATGCCCACACGTTGCCGGATAAGTTAGTCAGCACTCACTCACCAGGTTGTAAGTGAGTGCTAACTGGGGCGGTGCATGTGAGTAAGTGCTTACATACCAGGCTGTAAGTAAGTGCTTACTAACTTAGGGGGTGGGGGTAGGGCCGGCGGCCAGGGGGCCACGGTGGCGGAGGGGCTACAAACAAAATTTTTTTTAATGTAAACTGCACGCACACGTACCAGTGGCTGGAGAATCCATGTTTTACTCGCTTCCATTTGAGGCGCGCAAAGTCGAAGCGACAGAGGCGCGCTTAAACCGAATCTACGACGCTGCCAAGCTGGGCTTGAAGGGCGACACATTAGCTATGGCTGCGGGCATGTTGCCCACCGAGTACCGCCAACTGTGCCAGCTTGACCCGATTGCCGAGGTCGCCGCGTTGAAGGGCAAGGCCGATGGCGAGATAGAAGCCTCACGCCAACTGCACAAAGCCGCCGCCGAAGGGGACGCCAAAGCCAGTCTGGCGATCTTGCAGCATGTCCACGGTTGGGTCGCCAAACAGGCCATTACCATCGACGTGGATCAGCGCATCTCGATCACCGCCGCCCTGGCCGAAGCCGAGCGGCGCGTCATGGACGTTATTGAGAACAACCCAAGTGAATACCTCACGCCAAAACTAGATGCAGTCCACCAAGTACAGCGCTGAAGACGAACAAGAGTTGATGGCGCGGCTGTGGTCGCCCCAGATCAAGGACAACCCGCTGGCGTTCGTGATGCTGCTGTTTCCGTGGGGCGTCAAGGGCACGCCGCTGGAGCATTTCAGCGGGCCGCGCAAGTGGCAGCGCGAGGTGTTGCAAGACATCGCGGCGCACATCAAGCAGAACAACGGCAAGATTGACTTTGATACCCTGCGCGAAGCGGTCGCGTCAGGCCGTGGTATCGGCAAGTCGGCGCTTGTGAGTTGGCTGGTAATCTGGATGCTGTCCACGCGGATCGGCTCGACAACCATCGTGTCGGCCAACAGCGAATCGCAGTTGCGTAAGGTGACCTGGGCCGAGATCACCAAGTGGCTGGCGATGGGGCTAAACAGCCACTGGTTCGAGGTCAGCGCCACCAGTCTGCAACCGGCCAAGTGGCTGACCGAGTTGGTCGAGCGCGATCTGCGTAAGGGCACCAGGTATTGGGGCGTTGAGGGCCGGCTGTGGTCGGCTGAGAATCCAGACGCGTTTGCCGGTGTGCACAACATGGACGGCGTGCTGGTCATCTTTGACGAGGCCAGTGGTATTGATGACGCCATCTGGGCGGTGACGGCGGGTTTCTTTACGGAGAACACGCCCAACAGGTTCTGGTTTGCGTTCTCCAACCCCCGCCGCAACACGGGGTACTTTTACGAGACGTTCCACTCCAAGCGCGACTTCTGGAACACCAAGGTGGTGGACGCCCGCACGGTCGAGGGGACAGACAAGGCGGTCTACCAGCAGATCATCGACGAGTACGGGCCGGACTCGGCCCAGGCGCACGTCGAGGTGTACGGCCAGTTCCCGAGCGCAGGCGACGATCAGTTCATTGGCGCCAATACGGTGGACGAGGCCATGAAGCGGGTCAAGTACCAAGACATGAGCGCGCCGATTGTGATCGGTGTCGATCCGGCGCGGTTCGGCGCGGACGCTACGGTGATTGCGGTCAGGCAAGGGCGCGACATTGTGAAGATCATCAGGCACCGAGGCGACGACACCATGACCGTGGTGGGGTATGTGATCGACGCCATTGAGGAATACAAGCCCACGCTGGTCGTCATCGACGAAGGCGGGCTGGGCGCGGGCATTGTGGACAGGCTCAAAGAGCAGCGCTACAAGATCAAGGGCATAAATTTTGGCAACAAGTCCAAAAACCCGATAATGTATGGCAACATGAGGGCGCAAATGTGGGGTGATATGCGGGAGTGGTTGAAAACGGCCAGTATTCCGAACGACAGGTTCTTGAAGACGGACTTAATTTCGCCTATGATGAAGCCTGATTCACGTGGAACAATCTTTTTGGAGTCGAAAAAAGACATGAAATCACGCGGTTTAGCCTCGCCAGACGCTGCGGACGCTATTGCAGTGACGTTTGCCTTTCCCGTGGCCCATCGGGGCGAGTACAATGCGCGCACAACCACCCGCCGGACGTATTCAGACACTTCGGCCAACACATCTTGGATGGGAAGCTAGATGGCAACGAAAAAAACTGTTTCTTTGTCTGTCGGACGCGGTGAAAAATTGCCCGTATCCAAAGGCGCCGGCCTGACTGCCAAAGGCCGCGAGAAATACAACGCTGCGACTGGCTCAAACCTCAAGGCGCCAGCCCCAAACCCCAAGACCAAGGCAGACCAAGGCCGCAAGGATTCATTTTGTGCAAGAATGGGCGCCGTAGCGGCCAACGCCAAAGACGGCGAACGCGCTAAAGCAGCCCTTAAACGATGGAAGTGCTAATCATGGCGACAAAACCTGGCCTCTACGCAAACATTCACGCAAAACAGGCGCGCATCGCCGCTGGCTCTAAGGAAAAGATGCGTAAACCAGGCGCGCCTGGCGCACCGACAGCCAAGGCGTTCAAAGAGTCAGCTAAAACTGCGAAGAAAAAATAATGTCTAACACCAAAGCAACGGGCGTTGCGTATCTAGACCCAGAGTTCACCACTTGCTATGCCAGTGAAGAAATTGGCTACGCCCTTGCTGGGCAAGGCGCGGTAACTCAAGAGACAAGCAAGTCAACTGGCGTCACGCTTAATACGAGCATGGGCCGAATCACAACAAACAGCGCAACGCTCAACACGTTGACCAACGTAACTTTTACGTTGACCAACAGTTTGATCAGCGTTAAAGATGTGATTATTTTGAACGTAAGTTCTGGCGCTACATCGGGCGCGTACAACTGCTGGATTAGCAGCATGAGCGCGGGCACTTGCACAA